GGGCAGGAGGAGATGGCCTCGATTGTGAAGCGCTGGCGCAAGGCTAACCCGAGCATCGTGGCGCTGTGGGCTGACTTGCAGGAGTGCGCCATTGATGCGGTGCGGTGGAAGCGCAAGAGCGTGTCGAAGTTCCGTGGGCTCGTGTTCGACTGCGACGACTACGCGATGACCATCACGCTCCCGAGCGGGAGGCAACTGTTCTACAAGAGCGCACGGCTCAAGCCTGACCGCTGGGGAGGCAGCTCGGTGGTGTACGAAGGGACTAACCAAGAAACGAAGCAGTGGGGCGCGGTGGACACCTATGGGGGCAAGCTGACCGAGAATGTTGTACAGGCCATCGCCCGCGACCTGCTGGCATATGCCCTCGTGCAACTGCGCAAGGCAGGGTACCCCGTGGTTATGCACATACACGATGAGGCTGTCATCGACTTTCCCGAGCAGTCGCCCGATGCCACACTGGCCGATATTTGTGCTATCATGGCTCTCAAGCCAGCGTGGGCGGGGGAGATACCGCAGAGGGCAGAAGGGTTTTACACAAAATTTTATATGAAGGATTGATATGAGATACGACGGAGAGCTTGACATTGCCATCGGCCTTAGCCGCATGAGCAAGGCGTGGAAGAATACGAAGATGATGTGGTCGGAGATGGTGGAGAAGCTGACCACCGAGCACAGGACAGCTGAGACACTGGCGCAGTTCCTATCCGCCCCAAAGGAGGAGCAGGACAGGATCAAGGACGTGGGTGGATACGTTGGCGGATACCTCCGCAACGGGCGCAGAAGTCCCGATGCCGTTATGTTCCGTCAGGTCGTAACGCTTGACCTTGACTTCGCAACCCTTGACTTTTGGTTCGACTTCACGATACAGTACGAGTGCGCAGCAGTGCTGCACGCTACCCATAAACACTCGGTTAAGACACCGCGGTACCGACTGATAATTCCACTTGACCGCGAGGTAAGTCCTATCGAGTACTTGGCCATCTCAAGGCGCATCGCGGGCAACCTGAACATTGACCTGTTCGACAATACCTCCTTTGAGACCAATAGGCTCATGTACTGGCCATCGAACTCCAAGGACATCGAGTTCTACTACGAGGTGCAGGATGGCGAGTGGCTGTCAGCCGATGAGGTGCTCGAGACCTATGTGGACTGGAAGGATGCAAGCGCGTGGCCGACCTCGCAGAGCGTATCTGAGCACATTCGCGGGGAGATTAAGAAGCAGGAAGACCCCGAAGCAAAACGTGGAGTTATTGGCTTGTTCTGTCGCACATATGATATTCACGATGCCATCGAGACCTTTCTCCCTGAGGTGTACACGAAGATCATGCCCAACCGCTACACGTACCTCAACGGCACAACGGCTGGAGGGCTGATAACCTATGAGGACAAGTTCGCTTACTCACACCATGGTACTGACCCCGCCAGCGGGCAGCTCTGCAATGCCTTCGACCTCGTGCGTCTGCACAAGTTCGGGCATCTCGACAAAGGCAACGACAAGACGAGCATGCGACACATGGAGCAGCTTGTGGTGGATGACAAAGCGGTCAAGCATACCATCGCAGCAGAGCGAAGGGCGGAGGTGTCCGATGATTTTGCCGAGGGGCTCGAGGAGCTGGACATGAGCGATGATAAATGGATTGAGCAGCTCAAGGCCAATAACAAGGGAGAGTACGAGAACAGCGCACAGAACATCAACATAATACTGCAAAACGACCCGTATATCAAGGGCAATTTCATGCTCAATGCCTTCGACGGCAAGCGATACCTGCTCAAGAACGTGCCATGGCGCAAAGTGAAAGGAACTGAGCCCATCCGCGACGTGGACTACTCGGGTGTGCGTAACTACATCGAGACGGTCTACGGGATAGTAGCCTCGTCGAAGATTGACGACGCATTGGCTCTCGAGTTCGAGCGAAGGGCATTCCACCCAGTGAGGGAGTATCTCAGCGGGCTCGAGTGGGATGGTCGCCCACGCATCGACATGCTGCTCGTTGACTTCTTCGGAGCGGAGGACAATGCCTACACGCGTGCGGCAATTCGTAAGATGCTCACGGGCGCGGTGGCTCGGGTGATGGAGCCGGGCGTCAAATTCGACCTCGTTCTCATCATCGTTGGCCCACAGGGATGCTACAAAAGCACCTTCATCCGCAAGCTCGGAAAGCAGTGGTTCTCCGACTCGTTTAACACCGTACAGGGCAAGGAGGCGTTCGAGCAGTTGCAGGGAGCCTGGATTATCGAGATGGCTGAGCTCTCAGGCTTGCGCAAGGCGGAGGTGGAAAGCATCAAACACTTTATCTCGAAATGCGATGATACCTTCCGACCAGCCTACGGGCGCACCACCGAGACCTACAAGCGCCAGTGTGTGTTCTTCGGCTCGACCAACGTGGGCGACTTCCTCAAAGACCCCACTGGCAACCGTCGCTTCATGCCCATCGCCACAGCACCCGAGAACGCACTGCTGAGCGTCCCTTACGACATGACGGACGAGATGGTAGACCAAGTATGGGCAGAAGCCGTAGAGCTTTACCGAGCTGGCGAGCGCCTGTACCTCTCAGCCGAGGAGGAGTCCCTTGCACGAGGCGAGCAGCGCAGGCACTCCGAGGTGGACGACCGACGTGGGCTCATCGAGGAGTACCTCGAGCTGCTATTGCCTTCGGACTGGGCAAGCTACGACCTGCCAAAGAGAAGGGATTGGCTTGCCGACCCACTGTCCGCCCGTGGCACCGTGCCACGTGAGACTGTCACGATAGCGGAGCTGTGGTGCGAGTGTCTCGGCAAGGACAAGGTGGATATGAGCCGCTACAGCACAAGAGATGTAAATGACATGATGAAATCGCTCCATAATTGGCACTTTACGAACACCACAAAACGATTCGAGATATATGGCACTCAGAAATACTTCCAACGCAAAAAAGATTGACAGTGAGAAAGTTGTTGAAGCCCACCTGCACAGTGAGGCAAAAAAGAGAGGGTGGATGGCTCTCAAGCTACTGCCCACCTTCGTCCGCGGACTACCTGACCGCATCCTTCTCCTCGAAGGGGGTCGTATGGTTTTTATCGAGCTCAAGACCACTAAGGAACGGGCGTTTAAGCTACAGCGGATAATGCACGAGCGCCTCAGAGCGCTCGGCTTCGAGGTTTACCTCATAGACACGGTTGCACAAGTAAACGATTTTATAGAAAAGTATGAACATCACACACCTGCATAATTACCAAGTAGCTGCCTACAAGCACATCCTCAAGAACCCCTACTGCGGGCTGTTCCTTGACATGGGACTTGGCAAGACTGTCACTACGCTCACGGCCATCAACATACTGCTCAACGAAGAGGTGGAGATTCTCTCGGCTCTCGTTGTTGCCCCCAAGCGTGTGGCAGAGAACGTGTGGAGCGATGAGATACGACAATGGTCGCATCTTAAAGGCCTGCGCATCTCGATCATCGCTGGCGATGCGAAGCAGCGTACCTCGGCCATGAAGGCCAAGGCTGACATCTACATCGTCTCTCGCGATAACTTCGCATGGCTCTGTGGGCAGTATGGCGGTCATGCCCTGCCCTACGACATGCTGGTCATTGATGAGCTGAGCAGCTTCAAATCGCACCAATCGCAACGCTTCAAAGCAGCCCGGACCGTGCGCCCCTCGTTCAAGCGTGTGGTTGGCCTCACCGGCACACCGGCTCCCAACGGGCTCATCGACCTGTGGGCGCAGATGTTCCTTATAGACCGTGGGCAGAGGCTCGGCAAGACCATCACGGGGTACAGGCAGAACTTCTTCCGCCCTGACAAGCAGAACGGTGCAATAGTCTATTCCTACAAGCTGCTCGATGATAGTGATAAGGCCATACACGAGCGCATAGCGGACGTGTGCATCTCGATGAAGGCCGAAGACTATCTCGACATGCCCGAGAGGATTGACAACTTCGTGGACGCTGTGCTCAGCCCCGCTGAGCGCAAGGCGTACAAGGAGTTCGAGAAGGAGAGCGTGCTGGAGCTCTTCGCTGAGGGCGTTGAGATTACAGCAGCCAACGCAGCGGCACTCACCAACAAGCTCCTGCAATATGCCAACGGGGCGGTGTACGACGAGGATCGCAACGTGCACGAGGTGCACAGCGAGAAGCTCGATGCCCTTGAGGAGCTTGTGGAGGCGGCCAATGGGCGACCCGTGCTCGTGGCATGGTCGTACCGGCATGACCTCGCCCGCATCAAGAAACGGCTCAAGGCGTACAACCCCCGAGAGCTCAAGGATGGCAAGGACATTGATGATTGGAACAAAGGCAAAATCCAAGTGCTGCTGGCACACCCCGCCAGCGCTGGCCACGGGCTCAACCTACAGAAGGGCGGCTCAACGATAATATGGTTCGGGCTCACGTGGTCGCTCGAGCTGTACCAGCAGTTCAACGGGCGCCTCTACCGGCAGGGGCAGAAGGAGAGTGTAGTCATCCACCACATCATAACCAAGGGCACAGCCGACGAAGATGTGCTCGCTGCCCTTCGCTCGAAGGACATCAAGCAGGCGAGGCTCATGGAGGCAGTAAAAGCAAGAATACAACAATACATACACAAATGAACAAAGACCAAGTTTTAGCAATCCAAGAGGGCGGTGACCACTACAGGCGCTTCCCCATCCAGCCCATCGAACTTATCATCGAGACACAGCTCTCGTTTGTACAGGGCAACATCGTGAAGTACATCACCCGCTACCCGTTCAAGAACGGACTGGGCGACCTGCGCAAGGTCGTGCACTACGCAGGCTTCGGGCTGGCCTACAAGCTCAAGGATCAGGTCAACGACCCTGATGCCCGCATCCGCATCTTTAACTTCATACACGAAGCCAAGGAGGCCAATTTGCTCAACCAAAAGCAGGCGGCAATTATACGGTTTGCCATCGGGGGCGAGTGGCGTAAGGTCATCACCGCCACTGAGCAATTAATCGCTCAGATGGAAAAGTAACCTTAATTAACTTTGCTGTTCAAAAGCAATGTTATACCTTTGCCCTATCAACCAATTAAAGTTAATCACGCTATATAGATTTAATCAATAAAAAGTATGAGACGATTGAAAAAACCAATGGCGGCCCTGTTCTTTAAGGTATGGGCGCCCGTGAAGAAAGTCCTCCCTTGGCTGTACTTACCGTTGTACCTTGCGGGCTTTGTGATTTACTTCACAGCGAGAGTGGCATTGAGTATCGGCTATCTGCTGATGCTCGAGTGGAACAAGTCGAGAGACATAATCAAGCACACGTTATGGCGGTAGCTGTCAAAGGAACGGGTCAGAAGGCTCGTGAGGTCAGCGAGATTAAGCGTGACCTCATTATGAAAGGCAAGGGCGACACGCTCAACCTCTCACTGCGCAAGGACTTACTGAAACGAACCATCGAGGTTATCACCTCGGTGAACGAAGTGGCGTATCGTCGCTTCCAAAGCGACCTCAACAACAAAGTGACCAAGGTGCTCTCGGGTCTTATCCCCGCGGAGCTGCGAAGGTCATACAAGCTGCACCCCGGGGCATTCACCCCTCACCCGGGCTTCATGTACACGACCACCGCCATGGCGGGAGCGCGCACGATATGGGTCGTCCCCGACCTGCCCGTGTACCTTCCACAGTTCACCGAGATGGATGCCATTCGTGAGAAACGCCCCGCTGAGACCGAGGCCATCGACCGCTTCGTTGACTCACTTATCACACGCAAGGAGAAGCTCGAGAGCGAGCAGGCCAAACTGGCCACAGCCTTCGCATCGTGCCGCACGCAGCTGGCACTGCTCAACCTCAACCCTGCCTACTGGCGTGTGTATGCTCAGCTGCTCGAGGAGGAGGAGCGGGCGAAGAGGGCGATAGCCTACCAAAACAAAGAAAAGGCCGCAGCGAAGGCGAAACTGGCTAAGCGCAAAGCAGCTACGCTGGCGGCAGTACGTAAAAAAATAGCAGAGGATGAAAAAAGTCGTGCTTTCGGCGGGTCTGAATGACCCTCGGTTCAATGCCGTGCTGCTCACTGTGCTCGTTGAAGCTCGTGTGTGGAGGGATGGCGATAAGCGAAAGGCCTGCAAGGCGGGCAAGCTACGGAGGCAGAACGCCCTCGACGATGTGCTTGCCATGCAAGCCGCTGAGGTGAAGGCGGTGTACGAGGGGAGGGCGCAAGCGCCCTCCGCAGTCACACGCATCGCCCGCTTAGCTGTTGGAGTGGCTCTTGACCGCTTGGCGGGCAGGCCACAGAAACGGAGGTGGGTATGACCTCATTCCCGCCTGACAACACCCCCGTGCTCGTTGAGACAACGTGGGGAGAGGTGCTGCTGTGCCAGCGGCAGTACCGCCACGGGCTCAATGAGCACAAGTGGACTATAACTGGAACAGAAATCGTAATACCAGCTGCCTCTATAATTTCGTGGTGGCACTACAACAAAAGAACATGGACGAAAAAGAAGAAGTAAACGGATGCTTTGGCCTATTCATCGCAGGGCTCGTGTTTTGGGGCATCGTAATCACATTAATACTTTTAGCATGATGACAGAGGCAGAAAAACAAAGCGCTTTAAAGAAGTTAAGGAAAGCAGAACTCGCCTTCTATAAAGGTGAGGCAGAGGTCAGTAAGCTGTCCGGGATTATACAGCCCTTTTTTGAGCAAGAAATATCGGTGTGCATGTCTACTGACGGGGCTGTAATAACTGACGACTCAGGAGAAAAAGGTTTTGTAAGCGCTTTTTTACTCTCGTTAAAAACCGAGTAGGATGGAGACGGATAAAATCTACTGCGAGAGCAATCTCGACACGATGGCTCGAATGCCCGATGGCTTTGTGGACTTAACAGTCACATCGCCTCCCTATGACAATCTGCGCGAATACAAGGGGTATTCCTTCCCGTTCGAGGAGATTGCCAAGGAGCTGTACAGGGTGACAAAAGCAGGCGGGATTGTTGTGTGGGTGGTTGGGGATGCCACAGTGAAAGGCGGCGAGACCGGAACGAGCTTTCGCCAAGCGCTGCACTTCATGGAGTGCGGGTTTAATTTGCATGATACAATGATATATGAAAAGCCACCGAGGGGCGCTGTCGGGAACAATAAATCCTATTGGCAGTCCTTTGAGTACATGTTTGTTTTGTGCAAGGGGTCTCCGAAAACAATAAATCTTATCTGCGACAGGAGGAACAAAGAAAGCAGAGAAGGTGATAACGGAACTAAACGGCTTGAAAACGGAGACTTGCAGAGGCTGAAAAGAGGGGGCTACTCCGAATACGGAAGGCGTACAAACGTGTGGAGGTACGGCATCGGTAAGGGGCAAAGCACGAAGGACGTTAAAGCGTTCGAGCACCCCGCCATATTCCCTGAAAAACTTGCAAACGACCACATTGTTAGCTGGAGCAACCCGAACGACTTAGTTTACGATCCTTTTATGGGCTCGGGGACTACCGCCAAAATGGCGCTTGCTAATGGCAGACACTTCATCGGGTCGGAAATATCCCGAGAGTACGTAGACATAGCGAATGAACGAATAAACAATTTTTTATTACAGTGATATGCAAATCAACAGTTATCAGGACGCCGCACTCGAGACGGCACAGTACACAGACTCGATCATCTACCCTGCCCTCGGCCTTACTGGCGAAGCGGGGGAGGTAGCTGACAAAGTAAAGAAAGTCCTTCGGGACAACGACGGAGAGTTCTCCGATGAGCGCAAGGCGGACATCGCCAAGGAGCTCGGGGATGTACTTTGGTATGTTGCCAATATGGCCAACGACCTCGGCTACACGCTCGAAGAGATAGCACAGATGAACATTAATAAACTACGCTCAAGGGCGCGGAGGGGCGTCCTCGGTGGCTCAGGCGATAACAGGTAGAAGGTATGAAGCGAAAGATATACATATCGCTGCCCATCACAGGGCACAATATTTTGCAGCAGCGAGCCAAAGCGCTCGAGGCCATCGACAGGCTCTCAGTGAAGCCGGGGCAAGAGGTCGAGTTCGTCAATCCCTTCGACATATCGGACGCTCTGAACAGCCTACACAAGGCCATGTGCATCCCTCCTCCGACTTACGAGGAGTACATGCTCTACGACCTTCGGGCGCAGGACGGCTGCCAAGCTACTTACTTCTGCAAAGGGTACGATGGGTCAGAGGGATGCGGCAGGGAGCATCTGAACGCGGTGCTTAACAACCAAGAACTAATGTACGAGGTATGAAGCACGCAGAAGTAAGGGAGCGCAATAAGCGAATGCTGGCGCTGAGGCAGTCAGGCCTCAAGCTGAGAGAAATATCGGAGTTAACCAACACGCCCATCAACACAGTGCTGTGGGGCATAAGACAAACAGAAAAGTATGGAAGCTATTGAAGTATTAGCATCGACCGAGTTCGATGCGGCATTGACAGACGCCATTCGCTCCATCCGCCACGAGCGCGCGGAGCTGATGGCCAAGGGGCGCATCAGGCGCACGGACTGGGACAGCCTCGGGGAGCGTGGCTTTTGGGACAATAACGAGAAGTTAATCAACGAGTGGTCGGAAATCCTCGGTAAGCGAAGCGCTCTGCCTCATGGGCAGAGGGCAATGATCAGCCGGCTCTGCTCGACAGTGTTTCACCAAACATACCAAAAGACACATGCTGTACGAGAAGGAGCAGGAACACCTCGTGTTTAACGCCATGGTGTGCGTGGAGATGGCGCTGGACTTCTTCCGCTCTGCCGAGCGGTTGCAGACGCCCGAGAGGCAGTTGCACAAGTCCTTCAAGCAATCATTCCATCAAATCGAGAGTAGCGCAGGGCGCATCAAGTCCTTCGTGAAGCAGTCTCCGATGGGCTCTGCCATAACCTATGGGCTGACGGCTGACTACATGCGAGAGGTGATGGTCGAGCTCTCGGAAATGGCCGTGGACGAAGAACGCGAAGAGGTGATAGCCGACATCGCAAAGCGTAAGAAGAAATATGAGCTTTACCGAAAGGTAATGCTTAGATAATAAAAATGCCTACCGAAAAACACGGTAGGCATTTTGCTTTATTGCCTCGGCTCGACTGTGCCCCAGTCGTCCGAGAGCAGGTCGAACGACTCGCCAGTTGGCAGGGTGATGGTGTCGTTGACCACTGCCACCCGATGAACCTGCCAGTCAGGGGTAACACACCATCGTGCCTCTGTGTCGCATTCCAGCCACTCTACGTACAGCGTTCGCCCATCAACGAGGGTTCGTGCCATGTTAGGGTCAAACGAGCCCAGCAGCGTGCTCTCGACAGCCTCAGGGGGTATGATGAAGATGGACACCGTGCCATCAGCCCTCACCTCCTCGGTCATAAGTCCCCCGCCTTTGTGCAGGGCCCGTAGTGCCTCTGCCTCTTCTGTTGCAGCGGGGTCGAGCGGCTCCTCCCCCTTCATCAAATAATACCAAGCCTCGTTGCTAATTACTTTCTTCTCAAATTCCATTGTTCATTTCTCCTTCCTCCACCTCTGCTCCGCAGTGGCGGCATTTCATTCGTTGATATGTTGTTACTCTCTCGGGCAGACTGTCGTAGTCTACCTGCACTTCGTAGCCCTCCCACATAACCACTTCCAGCAGCATCCCGCACTCGGGGCAGTCATCGCTGCCAATGGCGAAAAGCAAAGGGAAGATTTGGCGTTCGTAGGAGGTAGATACCCTGCCCATAAGGGCCTCGATAATGGCCGCCCTGTCACAGGGCTCAGAAAACAACTCCGAAAAGTAGCGGCCAGCATCGTCATCACTCAATCCAATTTGTTCGGCTATCTCCGCAGCCGACTTATTTGTTTTGTTCAAAAAGTAGCGGAGGTACTTGTTAGATTTAATCGTAATCATATGCAAATATAGTTTGTTTTGTCCGAAAAGCATGGGAGGTCTTTTGGCTTTTTGTCCGAAAAGCATGGGAGGTCTTTTGGCTTTTTGTCCGAAAAGCATGGGAGGTCTTTTGGCTTTTTGTCCGAAAAGCATGGGAGGTCTTTTGGTTTTCAGTCCGAAAAGCATGGGAGGGGGTCTTGCCTATTTTTCGCACCAGGCACCAGGCACCAGGCACCAGGCACCAGGCACCAGGCACCGGGCACCGGGCACCGGGCACCTGATCACCTTTGCAGTGCTTTTTTAGTTCGTGCCCAAATGTAGCCCCCATAAATCGGTTTAACATACCCGTATTTTTTCGGGCACGTTTCAAACGGGCTGTACCCCGTTCCTCTCTTTTCAGGTTCTATTCCGTTCGCCCTGCAAACGTCGCAGTACTGCAGGTAAAGTTGATCCTGCTGAGCGTTATATTCTTTTACTGACAGTATCACGCTGGTTTAATG